ATTTTTATTTTAATATGGTCAGCGCCTTTATTATTATTTGCTCAATTATTAAACGTAATTGTTGGCAATACTGCAAATATATTTGAAGGCTTAAGTAATTTTATTGTTGGTTGCGGTCGTAGGCATACAGCACCATATTTGGATAGTCAGTTTAGAAATCTTTGCAAGTTATGCAATATAGGTTATCAAAGTTCATTGTTTAACGTTGGTGGTTATTATCATGATACTGTAAGAATGGATATTGGTTTTGTTCCAGGTTCTATAATTCCATTTCCTCAAGAATTTCCATTAGATAGGAATATTAAAAATGATAATAAAGCAAATCTAAACGGCATTCAATTCTTAGATTCACTTAAAGAATGGAACATACAATGGCGCGTAATAAATGGCGTTTTACAAATTGAGCGCAAAGATTATTTTGTAGGTTCTGAATGGTTTAATACTGACAACTTAGGCGATAATCAATTATTATCTATATGCTATGAATCATTAGGCGAACGCCCTGCAAGTTATGCTGAATATGAATATCCTAAAGATGGTGTTGATAATAGCGGCGATGAAGTTGCAAAGCGTTGGACTGACCGTGTTATAGATTGGAATCCAAGTAATAACCCACAACAAACGGGATTAAAAAGTAAAACATTTACATTTTCAGCATCACAATTTAGATTTGATTATCACGCACCTGATGTTAACCCAATTGATAAACCGTTCTATGTAACATTTTATCCATTTGTTCAAACACCCGAAAATGAAGTGGCGATGTTTTTAGAAAAGGGTATTGCAGCATTTCCAAAACTTATAGGTTTGCGTGAAGTTTGGAATCAGAATATAAACGGTAATAATATTCAACGTGGTATAGCTGTTCCCGATGTTGCACAAATGCCAAACAATAAACGCGCGTATAATTACAAGTGGTACGTTAAAGAAAATCAGTTTGTAGATGGCGCTGGCGTTGCATACGACACAGCATACCAAAAACTATTTTACATCGATGACCCGCGTTTAACATCAGTCAAAACACGCAAAGTTACCATATCAATTACAGCTGATTGTGACCTACTTACAAGTTTAGATATAGACAAATACGTAACAACTTCACAAGGTCAAGTGCAAATTACTGAGATAACCTACGATACAAATAATAATTCATTAACTATAAACGGTTTAATTTAATGTCTTATACTTACGATGATATACAATTAGATTGCATTGATAGCAGCGGAACTGTATTATATAACATAGATACGTTTACTGCTTCAACTATACCTGCCGTGCCTATCGAAGGCTTTGCAATAGGCAATAAGTTACGTTTAACACTAACTATTACAAGTAGTGGCGCCAATAGCTTTTTAAATAAGTTTTTAAGGTTTAACCCTGGTTTATATGTTTTGTCAAATCAAACAAACGCTTTTGATTTTGGATACCAAACTTTAAACCCGTTAAGCACCACAGTACAACAAGCTGTATTAAATGTTACTAATCCTACCTTAGATAATATCTATTGTGAAATGTCAATCAATGGCGCGCCATTTGATTTAGCTACAATAGTATTTGAATTTTACGTAACGAATGACACTACCAACTTTATATTTGGCAATTCTACAAGTACCAATGTAAGTAGGTTTTTAACATCTATTCTAAGCCTGCAAAATAATCAGTTCCAAAGCGTTTACAATACTGCTAAAAACTTTGGCATTGCTACACACGTTTTCGATAATTCGGGATTCTCGCAAATAACTACTACGCCCGTTGGTGGCAATTTCTTAAACTTACCTATTGAGGCACGTTGGTACAATTCTGATTATTTGGGGTATAGCTTATTGATGCGTTACATTCGTGAACTTGAAATTAGTTCAGCATCGCAAGTGGCTGCAAGTTTGCCACTACTTACCGATGCAACAGCAACAGCGGCACAGCCTAATAGTTCGACTATTCCAAATGCAATATTTACCGTTGCAAATAATCAGTTGGCAATAGGTGAGGCAAATAACGTTAGAATCTTATTAAGGGGTGAAGCCTATAACGGTTCTGTAAATAATGACCCTATATCAGATGTACGCGTTTTATTGTTTAGGGTTGACAATACTACAAACGCCGCTAACTTTGTAGCTGATTTAAGTCTTTCGGATGCTGTTATTCCGCAGGCTACCCCTGGCAGCGGTCAATTAAACGGCGCTATTTATTCGCCATCTGATTGGTTTGAAAATACGCCATTAGCCGATGACATTGAAGTGCAATTCGTAATTGATGGAACGCAACTAATTTTAAACGGTCAATATTACATAGTAGTTAATATTCATGACGCGGCAAATCCTGAATACGTAACTTCGCATTTAAGCCCATTGTTAACGGCTACCTATACAGCGCCTGCAATACCAACGTTAACGGGTTTTATTAGCACTTACAATACTGAGTATAGCGGAAACGAATTAACAATAGCGCCACACCAACGTATCAAAGCACGTTTAGCAATTGACAAATCAACTTATGCGACCGCTTTAACTGCTTTAGGTTTAACAGGTACATTTGATGGAAGTGTTGCGGGCATTATCTGTAGGCTTACAAATGTTCCAGGCGTAGTTAATCAAGTTCAGGGTTTTATTCCTGCAGCGCCGCCAATTGTAACCGCTGACATGACTATTGTAACGAATGATGCCACCGATTTAGTATTAGATTGTATTTTTAGAATAGCTGAAGAATATGCAGGCACATCGACCGAAATAACATGGACCGTTAGCATGAATCAGCCTACTTCAATAAATGGCATTACGCAATTAACGCAAATTGATTTTGTTCAAAAATTAGATGTCGATGTTTTCGAAAATGACGCGGTTACCCCTAACTTATTAGCGGTTCGCTTCTATGATTTAGAAGATTATATCTTAGGAATCAAAACAGAAATTATAGATATTTGCGATGCTGACCAAATAATAGCCGAAGTAGAAAAAGACCCCGCGTTAAATGGTTCTGTTAATTTGATTGCTACCATTTACCCTGCAAACGAATTAGGCGATACAAATAATAACGCCATTGAAGAAGAATCAAGTTGGGCGCCAATAACAATTCAGATGCAACAGTTAGTAAGTGGAAAACTTGACGATGTCGCGGCATCATTTGATGTTAATGATTTAGCTATTTTTAAAATAAACGTGCAACAATTAACGCAAGGGCAGCGTTATTGGGTTACGGCTATCGCTTATCAGCAGGTGCCTGATTATTGCCCTATTGGCTTAGTTGCACTTACAACCACATCAACTTATAGAACTGTTGGCGTTTTGCCTTTGTGGACTATTACAGGCAATCCTACAGCGGTAATAGCTGAAATATTAGCGCACCCCGATTATGTAGGCGGTTTAAATATAGTTCAAAATAACTTTGTAGATAATGCAAATAGCCCCGTAGGCGTTTTAAGTTACGCGGGTAATATTGTTACTGCAATAAAGATTAGCGATACAATACCGATAGCTTATTATAGACTTGTAATTGATGCTGACTTTGACCCAGGCACAGGACCACACACAGTAAGACACGAAATACTAATGCCTGTTCCAATACCCGCGCCAACTTTAATACCTATTACTACTTTTAGTAATACGTATAAATGTAGCGATTTAGGATAAAAATATTTTAATTTAATTTTTATTTGTATCTTTGCGAATATATGTTACTAAACTATCCGATTACATACACGCCCGAAATTAGTAGGACTTATTCCTTTAGGCAGCCCGTACCGATTCGGTATGCCTGTCCTATTTTGCCGCCTAATTTAATGCAGAACGGAGCCGATGCGTGGAACTGTAATTTGTGCGGTTCTGATTTACCGTTTTATATCCCTTATGTTGAGGGCGATATTATACCGTTTCAAACGCAAGTTACTGATTTATATAATCAGCCTAATGATGTTTTGGTAGCAGGTTTTAAAACTTCAACAAGCGCTACGCATTATGTAGAAGTTAGCCTATATGATTGTTGTGATAATTTAATAAGTTCTTTTATAGATGATTTTTCAGATAGTTACCATGTAGGGCAAAGCCTTGCAACAGGTAGCATTCAAACGTGGTTTGTTAATACGGGTTTATTCCCCGCTGGTTTGGATTGTTTCAGATTACGTATTAACTATTACAAAATAAATCAGATAACCTTAGAACCTGAATTAGATAGAAGACTATTTAGCGAATACTATAAAGAAGTTGAAGGCTGCGGAAACTTAAACGACACTTCGCTAATTTATAGCACTTACGCAAATTATGATTGCAACGGTAATTTTTACGGAACTTTGACTAACTATTTAGGTTCTAATAATACACCGTTTTATAATTCGCTTCGCATTTTTGGAACTGTTGAGTTCTTTGGCGATACTGAAGCGATTGTAGAAAATGATAGAAATGTAGTTATTAGTAAAGATATAACAGAAAATTACGGCATTATTTCGGGCGCTGTTCCGCCGTTTTTCATTAAGTTACTACAACAAGCTGTGAGAGGCAATTACGTAACTGTTGATAGCGTGCAATATCAAAACTTTAGATACGATTCTAAACCCGATGATAACCGTATGTTTTTGTTAGATTTGACATTCGATAAAAGATGTCGATTAGATAACAAACAATGTAGGTGAGGTCGTGATTCATTTACAAATATTTAAAAACAAAAAACATGAATAATATTTCTTTCATAAATGGGTTTTTAGGCGCGTTCGGCGTTTGCCCCCCTTGCATAGATGAGGATAACGCCCCTAACTATCTTTGCGACCCGTGCGATTCAACTGTATATTCAGGTGGTATCGCTGGTTGGTTTGCAAAAAAATGTAACTACGAATTTGATGATATTACAGATTCTACTGAATGGGAAACTGCAATAGCAAATAAAGACGTTTTTGGTCGCGTAAACGGTAGCCGTATTAGCGGTGGTTTGCCTGCACCTGAATTTACTACTAAAAAGCGTGGTAGTTGCGGTCAGGAAGAAGTAGTAAAACAATCGCGTGTTGTTTCACTTACCGATGCTGAAAATGACCTTACATTTACTATTGATGCACTTTATAATTTCCTTTCAAACCCTGCTAAAGCTGCAGGCTATGAATTTGGTTTTGTAACTTGCGATGGTCGTTTCTTAGGTTGGTATTCAAACGTAACAGTTCGCCCATTCTATCAGATTGCAGAAACTGATGAAGACGATGCCTATTGGACTGTTGAATTCCGCTATAACGAACAATTAGGTACATTTAGCCAATTGTCTTTAGACTTCTTATTGACATTGCCTTATAACGTTTGTTGGGTTACTTCAATTGTTGTTACAGGTTTTGGCGGTGCTACAACTGTAGCCGATGGTGCTACCTTGCAAATGCTTGCAGCTATCCTGCCATTGAACGCTACTGATGCTACTGTTACATGGTCTGTTGTTAATGGTTCGGGAACTGCAACTATTAGCGTAGGCGGTTTGCTTACTGCTACGGGTGCAGGTACTGTTACTGTAATCGCTACAGCTAATGACGCTTCGGGCGTTACTGGTTCAATTGTAATTACTGTTACTCCATAGTTAGATAGTTTTAAGGGCGGTTATTTAATGTAGCCGCCCTATTTAAAATCAAATAGAATGAACTTAGAACAGTTTTATCAGTTTTTAGATTCTGTAAATGCTACAATACTAAATCCGCCCGTGCACCCTTTTCGTTCGGATTGGAAACGTATATATGAAAGCATTAAACCTCACTTCTATGGTGAAGTGCCGCCCGCGTTGGATAAAGCATTCCCAAATGAAGATGAACAAATTTTAGCTTATAGAAAAAATACCTATCAGCCTAAAACAGAATCGCCATTGGTTAAGGCAATAACTGAATTGCATAGGCTGCTAAGTTCTGCTAAACATTCTGTACGTTTTGAAAATACAGATATGAAAGAATTTGCCGAAAATGAAAAGTTTGGCGATTCTAATTTACAAAATTATATCTTTTCTGTATTTATTCCTAACCGCGTATTGGACCCTAACGCCGTTCTACTTATTGAACCTACAGGCGAAGGGATTGAAACTGATAACGTGCGCGTTAACATTGATATGAAAGTAATTCAGTCTGACAGGATTGTTTTTAATGACCCTGAATACAGACTACTAATATATAAAGGCATATCAAAAAATAAATATGCTACCTTAGGAATTGAAAACCCGCTATACTATCACATTGTTACTGATATGTTTTACGCTCAGGCGCGCGCGTATGGTGATAAAACAATGTTTGAGGTTATCTATGAACATAACAGCGGCATCATGCCTTGGGTAACTTTGGGCGGTCGCGTTGTTCCTAAATATGATTCTTATGGCAATACGTTTAAAATTTATAAGTCTGATTTTAGCCCTGCAATACCTTATCTTAATGATGCTGCTATCTTTGATAATCAGCATAAATCGGTTATGCTTGCGACATGCTTTCCTATTAAATTTGTTGAAGGGGTTGATTGTAACAGTTGTAATGGCGTGGGGCGCGTTCCTGACCCAAATGATTATGACACTTCAATAACTTGTAAGACTTGTTTAGGGCATGGCAAAACTTTAAGCATAACACCGCTTGCAGCCTATAACCTAAACCCTACTACTTCGAAGTTTGGCGATAATGACAAACAACAAGTTGAACCGATACGCTATTATTCGCCCGATGTTTCGACTATTCAGGAAACAAACAAGGTAGCTACCGAATCATTAGGCAAAGCGGAACAAGTATTAAATATAAACCGTTCGCTTAAATCGGCACAGTCGGGCGTGGCTAAAGAAATGGACCGCGAACCTGAATATATAGAAGTAGGTAAAATTAGCGATGATGTTTATGCGCGTTATAAGGATGTTTTAAAAATTATCCAGGCTATTGTGTTTATGGATACTGAAAGCCCTATAATGGTAAATCCGCCTATTTCGTTTGACTTGAAAACAGAAACTGAACTAATGGCAGAATTTGCATTATCGCAGCAAGGTTTGCCAACGGCTATACGTTACGAATCATATATTAGCTACGTTGACCGCCGTTATAATTCCGATGCTGTTGCACGCCAAATAGCGACCATTTGCGCCATGTATAACAGCGCTTATCTTTATACAGTAGATGAACGTGTACAGCTTTTAGCAAGTGGTCAAATAACCGAAAAGGATGCAATTAGTGCACAGTTCGTTTTTGATGCTGTTACTGAGTTGTACTATGATGATGGCTTTGATATTATGGGTAGCGATTATACTACTATTAAGAATGCTATTGATGCTAAGTTAGCTCCAAGGTTTGATGCGGTGGCAAGTGTTGAAGTGCCGCAAATAGATATGAATCAGTTTGAACAAGATATAGAAGATAGCGATAACGATAATCAGTAATGGACTTAAACGCACCTGAAAGAATTAACAACAAAGCAATAGAAATTTTACAAAAAAGGTACGACAAAGTAGAACCTAAATTTGTAAAGGCTGTTGTGGCGTGGATTGAAAAGTTTAGAACAAGCTCAGGTAATTTAGTTCGTTCAAAAGAAAACATTAGCCGCCTTAGTACGTTTAAACGTGCCATAGAACGTTATCTTATTCAGTCGGGATATAATGACATGGTAAGCGGTTTTTTATCTAATTTCGATACTTTAGCCGCTGAACAACAAACAATACAAAGCGAATTAAACGGTTTAGATATAAAGAAAAGTTTTTTGAATCCTTTTAAAAGTTGGGCGGTAAATAATGTAGTTGCGGCTATGCAAGGTCAAGGCTTAACTACTACACTAATAAACCCGCTTAAACAAGAATTATTGGTAGCCGTTAACCAAGGTAGCAGCCTTACCGATGTGGTCACTTCAATCGCTGGTCAATTAACAACTACTGAAGCGCGACAAGGCGTTTTAAAACGTATTAGTTTGCAGGCTTCACGTGATGCGCTGTTACAATATGATGGCGTTGTTAATGAAGCGGTGCGCAAGGTTTATAAAATGGATGCGCTATTATACGTTGGTAGTCTTGTAAAAGATAGCCGCGCACAATGTGAACGATGGGTACGTGAAACAAAAAACGGTAAATTAGGGTTAATATTATTTGAAGATTTAGAAAGCGAAATATCATGGGCTGAAGATAACGGTACGGGAATGATACCAAATACAACGCCCGAAAACTTTTGTCAAAATCGCGGCGGTTTTAATTGTAGGCATATTGCTTACCCTGTTAGGTCACAAAACTATATTAAAGAATAACATGTTAGTCATAAAAGCAAAGAACAAAACAAACGGTACTGAATACCAGTTCACCCCTGCACAATGGTATGCAGAACAACAAACGGGCAATTATAATTATCTCGGTACAATTCACGTATCAGAACCCGCTCAACCGATTCAAAGAACAGTAACCCCCAAACGCGGCTGCGGCTGTGCAAATAAACGTAGATAATATGGCACGTTGGTATAAGTTTGTTATTCAGTTAGAATACAATGAACAGCCCTTAACACTTGAAGAACTACAAAGCGATTTTGAAGATGCTGTAAAATGCGAAGACTACAAAGCGGCGGCAAAAATTAGAAAGCAAATAGATGAACATTTAAGCACTAATTTAGATAGTGACAAAGTAGTTCAGCTTGAAGATTACTGTTATATTGACTTAGATGAAGTTGCAACGTTCTATAAGACTGAATGGGAGGATGGCGAAGAATTTACAAAGGTTATTTTAAAGGGCGGTTTTGAATTGCCGCTTAGTATATCATTTGAAGAATTTACTAAATTATTTTTTAAAGTTTAAACACACATGGAAATGCTTGACAAATTTGTAGAAAAATTGGGCATAGAACCCGAACTAATTTTAAAATTAGAATCAAACGAAATTACATTAGATGAAGCCGTAACGGGTTATGTATCTAAACTTGAACGCACCGTACAGGAACGTATAGGTAAACAGATAGAAGAAGCCAAAAGCGCGGAACTATTTGGCGCTGCTTACGCTAAAACAGAAAAACAGATTGCCGATGCTTTTGCTATTGACCTAAAGAAGTATGAAGCAATTGATAAAAAAGATAGGTTTAAAACTATTGTTTCTGATTTAAAAAATAGCCAATTAGAAACATTGGAAAAACTTAAATCTGAATACACATCAGCCGATGCGCAAAAGTTGCAGCAATTGACGCAACAGTTAGAATTAGCTAACGCAAAGCTAACTGAAAAGGAAATGCTAATGCAACAAGCTATTAAAGAAGAACAAGGCAAATTCCAAAGCTACATTAAGAATCAGCAAATAGACAAAGTGCGCGGTTCGCTTGTTGAAACTGTTAAGAATCCAAGATTAGCACCTAAAGAAATGCGCGCTATCTTAGAAGCCGAAATTCGTGAACGTGGTTTAGATTTTGAAATTGATGCTGATTCAAACATTTGGGTTAACAAAGATGGCAACCGCGTAAAGCACCCATCTAAGCCAACGGAAAACTTAAAATACGAAACCTTGTTTGAAATTATAGCAGCTGAGTATAATTTTGAAAAGCAATCAAATGGCGGTCAAACGAAAAGTTTTGAAATTGATGAAAAAACAAAAAGCGGAATGCACCCCGCGCGTTTAAAATACATGCAAGAAAACGGTCTAATATAGTTTAGTTAGTTAATAGTTTGGGCAGTTCGAAAGGGCTGCCTTTTTTGTTTAATAATTCTATAAAAAAATTATTTATTTATTTATTTATAATAAACTTATCTTTGCACTACGACCTCTCACAAAATAGGGTGCTGCGGCACAGAAAAAAAACAGAACGCTGGCAGCGTGGAAAATGCCAAACAAAAAACAATTTTTTACAATTTAATATTCTTTAAATGTCAACTATAAAACTCGCTGATGCGTGGAAAATTATAGACATATCGTTGAATAATAACAACGGTATGCGCTCTATGCCTTCACCAAATATCGGCTTATTGCAATTGCTTGTTAGTGCTGCTAATAAAGCCGCTTCTAACATTAAACTTGGTAACGTTCAAGCTGTTGAACAAGGTAACGGTAAAGTTTACAAAGTAACACGCCGTTTCTTTCCGCGTTTGGCTGAATCAAACAATACAAGCCTTGAATATTGCCCAACTGATGGCGATGTTGTTAAGCCTTTGTACGATGAAATTGAAATTACAAACAAAACAGTTAGTCAAAAAATCAAAATTGATGACGAACTGATTCGTTGTATCAAAGAAAACCGCGCTGATTATCAAAACAGCTATGTTAATGAAGTTCTTAGAAATCACATTAACAGACTTGGCAAAGAAGTTTCTACAGTTGTAGCTAATAACGGTTTTGTTGGTAGCTTTGTTAAATGCGATTGTGCTGACCCTGCAGTTACTTCTAAGTCTTTGCCTTTGTTCCTTGCAAACGGTTTAGGCATTAACCCTGTAGGTGAATCTATTTTAGATAGCGACCGCAAACAGGCTGAAATTGAACAGCAGCTTATTTTGGTAGGTGGTACTTTGTTGGACCAATACCGTAAAGCTCGCGCTATCGCTTCAGGTAATGACTTCGGTTTTGATGCTTCATTGCTTGACATTACACGTTCAATTTTCTACGATACTAACTTAGGTGCTGCTTTTGGTGACCCTAACGATATTATCGCAATGGCACCTGGTGCACTTCAACTTATCACATACGCAAAAAATAAAGGTCAGTTCACATACGACTTCGAAGACCAAATGCGTACTACAGTAGTTGACCCTTGGTTAGGTATTGAGCATGATGTTGTTATGTCTTACGTTAAATGTAATGATGAAATTGAACTTTACATTCAATTCGCTACTAATTGGGCGGTTGTTGGTATGCCTAAATGTTGGGCACAACAAGACTGTTTGTTTGATGGCGTTTTAGACGTATTCAAATATGAAATCGTTTGTGCTGACACAGGATACTGCGACATCGAACCTGCATGTGGTTTTGTTGGTGCGCCTGCTGCAACTGATGCAACGTTCTGCGAATCAGCTGATGAATGTGTTGTAGCTTGTAACGCTTTGTTCTATAGCAGAACAATTGAAGGCGAACAATTCTCAGGTGAAGGTGTTGACGTAGCCGATGCTGTTGCTATTCAAATTAACGGCTTACCATTTAGCGTAGGCGGTACATTTGATACAGGTACTATAGCTGGTGCTAATGGCTTTATTGCCGCTGCTCAAATAGCTTTAGCAAGTGTAGGTTCTATTTACACAGTTGCAGGTGGTTGGGATGGTTCAGCTATGGATATTGAAGTATTTGCTAACGGTACTGTAACATCTGTAGTTGTTGTTTCTGCTACTGGTTCTGATGTTGCGCTTACAGTTGCTACTGTAACTCTATACAATGTTTACAGCGCTTCAACGCCATCAACAGGTGCAACGCTTACAAACCTTGATTGGGTTTTAGATTCAAATTCTTTTGATGGTGCGCCTACTGCACAAGTTTTAGGTGAAACCAATGTATTCGGAACTTATAGCAATTTCTACACTACAAGTACTAATACAGGTGCTGCACAGCTTATCATTACTGATAGCGTTGCATGTAACGATACTTATAACGGTACAATTTAGTTTTAATGATTCAGGGGCGGGAAACCGCCCCCTTTTTAAAATATAAACACATGGTAAACTATTCAAAAAAAATAGCACAAGCACTAACAATAATTCGCAAATATTACGGCGCTATAAACGTACAGCGTACCGATAACGAAGATGTTGTTTATCTATTCGACTATACAACACAAAAGAAAACAATAGGAAGCGAAAGCATTAACAAGGCTGTTGAAAAGGCTGTAAAACAAAATGATTTTCCTAAAGATATTTATTATTCGGAGGGTTTATTATCTGTAATTCAAAAACAACAAAATGAAGGACAAGGACAAGGACAAGGACAAGGACGACATGAAGCCGAAACCATCGAAGCCGATGAAACCGTTGAAGCCGAAGAAATAACCGAAACTGAAAAGCCAAAAAAACGCGGTCGTAAAAAACAAACAGAATTAGATGCTGAATCTTAATACACCTACTTGTTTAGAAAACTACATAATAAGTCTTAATGGCTGTTATGCGCCTAACACGGTACCGACATCGGGATATTATTTAGAAAACTTAGAAGGTTTAACTATAAATAATGTCGCAGCTGTTAGTTCTGAAGCGCTTATTTCTGCTACGTTGACCGTACAGGAAAAAATGTATTTTGCTGCTGATGTGGTCGAAAAACGTTTAAAGGCTGTTTTAAATGCAAGGGGTATAAAATTAAATAGCATCGGTTCAAAATATGCTGTTTGCGGCGTTTCAAGTACAAGCGTTGCACCTGCAGCATTTAACCGTGGCATCAAGATTTCTAAGAAGTGGATAGATAGCCCACAAAGTAGAATATTTATTGATTCAGTCAAATTTAAAGCAACTAACAACGGCAATACAACAATTTACGTAACCGATTATGCAGGCAATATATTATTTAGTCAGGCTGTTACTGTTTTTGCAGATACGGAAATGCACATATTTGTTAAAAAATATTTCAAAGAAGACTTATTATTAGTTACAATTGACACTACTAATATAGCGCCTTATCTGTACACTTGCAACGCTGCTACAAACTGTAAGCCATGCGGCGATACTGTTTTAGATGTTACGGGATGGAATGGCATAGCAGCGCAACCGCAAGGCTATTTAGGCGCGTGCGTGCGTGTTGATTGTGTCGATACTGATATTATATGCCAATTTTTAGACCGTTTAGGCATGGCGATTTTGTACCAAACGGGCGTACAAATTTTAAAAGAATGGGTATCACCTAACAACCGTTTAAACTTAATTAAAACGCACGGAAATGAATGGGCGAATATCAAAATAACAGAATGGGAAAACGCAAGCATTGAGGCTTTAGATAACGAAATTGATAATATAATTCAGTTACTTGAAGCGGACCGATTCTGTTACAGATGTGAACCACGTTTAAGAATGTATCCAATGTTTCCAGGATAATGA